CCTTGAAGGGGTGTATTTCCCTCATATCTTCCGCAATGCCATTATGAATGCAGCAGAGGCATCGCTACAGAGGGGCGTCCCACCAGGCGGCCTAGCGGCAATTAACGCGATCCTTCGTATGTTTGGTGCCACAGGCGATGCGAGTGCTATCGGTATACAGGGCAGTGCTGCTCTCTTCAATGATCTGGGGCGGGTGACGCGGGTGACGCGGCTGGCTCCTGGCGGTGCAACGGAGATGAAGATTAACAGGCAGTCTGATTCATGGAAGGCGTTTACCAGCAGCCTGAAGGCCTGGACTTCGGACGGCCCTGATATTGTCGGAGAGTATTTTTACATGGCAGAGCGCAGTGCAATCAGCAACGGTCTGCTGACCCCGGATGAATGGGCCACTGCCGGGCTCGGCATCCTTGCCAATGCCCCTGACTTATATGTCACCAGTGTTGGCAGGAAGATTCCGGGCCTGTCTCGGTTTGACCGGATGTTTACCCAGTATGGGAATGTCCTGCGGCACGGTATTGCAGATGCTGAATTGCAGGTCTTGATGGCCACGACAGGCAAGACGGCCAGAGAGCTGCTGGCTAGTGGTGAGGCTGCTCAGATAGCGGGGTTTGCCAACGTGTTTACTGGGGTTGGGCAACGCAAGTGGGGTGGCAATACAGCCCAGTTCCTTCTCTTTGCACCCCGTTTCTTCCATGCCCGAATGAAGGTGGCCTCGGACGGCCTCCTGGGTGTGTTGCCGTTCACGAACAAGACCCTCCAGAGGCGTATTGCGTCCAAGCAGATGGCGAGGTACATGGGGTTTGCGGCCTCTCTGACGTTTATAATCAACGAAGCCACGGGCAATGAAACGGATATTAACCCGTGGATTCGGGAGGGCAGCACTGGGAAGTGGCACTTCAATCCTAACTTCATGCGTGTCCATGCAGGACCCCTTGATATCAGCTTCTTTGGCCCGTATGACTCGCTATTCAGGATTGCCAGCACCCCGGCATTGGTAGCTATGAACATCAAGGGTGGTCGTGGTGACGAGATACTCCGGGACTTGCGGGGCCTAGTGAGTGCGCCTGTGACCAGCCTGGGGTTGGATATTCTCACCGGGTACAATGCCATTGGGGAGAGGACAAGGCCGGGAGACGAGGATCCCCTTTCCAGTGTGCTTAGCCCTGATATGTTATTGACCGTGGCTGAACACCTCATACCTTTTGCGTGGAATGAGTTTGTGTTTGCGGATCCCGGGAAGCAGTCTCTCGCGGGGCGCTTTGCCGAAGGTGTTAGTGAGGCTAAGGCTGGGCAGGTAGCGGCCGCCGCGGCACAGGCGACACTCGGCTTTATCGGCGCCAAGAGTACCTATGAAACTGTCAGCGAGACGCTTAACAAGGCATACGCCGACATCATGGCGCTGGGGCCGGATGATCCCAGAATACGCGAGATGTTTGGGGTAGATGACGGGCGCATGACAGACAGCCAGCTCCGAGAGCTGTGGGCTGGTGAAGGACGTCGCTGGTGGAACAACTTCATCAATTCTGATGGCGACTTCGACGTGGAGGTTACCGTCCTTCGGGGCCTTTTCTCTGACAGGACTCCGACATGGGAGGATGTGGCCGGTGATGTGCGTAAGAACATACAGAAGGCCATCAGGGGGGGGCGCTTCCAGGAGATAATGACAGCGGAGGAACTGACAACGATTGAGGACCGTGTCCTGGAGCGCATGAAGAATAGCGCTTCCGACTATTCAAAATACGCGTTAATGAGGGATGAGCGAATCGACAAGGGCCTGCTTTCCCTACAGAACTATGAGGCTGAGTCCCTCGCTCCAGGAGGATATCTTGCCAACGGGCAAATCTCTGATTTTATAGGGGAACAGAACGAGAGACGTAAGACGACATCTCTGAGACTTAGGAACCTGACGAGTTCCGAGGGTGGGTTCCCGAACCTAACGGAGGAGCTGTTCGAGTTCAGCCGTGACACGGCCCTCGGTAACCTATCTACCTTTGACAAAGATATCTTTGACAGCGCACAGGCGTGGTATTACACGCTACTCTATCCAGGGGAGGATGCCAAGGGGCCTGATGGTAAGCCGATACTTGGGCCAGACGGGAAGCCCATAACCAACATCGTGAATACTGAATCAGGCCGTGTGAACTGGGATGCGCGAGAGCAGCGCCTGGAGATGTGGGAAGAGGTGATGAAGGAGAGGTTCCCGTCCCTGAACGAGGCAAGGATTAAGAGCTACCGCCTGCGCCTGGAGGAGCATCAGAAGAAGGATGCCCCTCCGATTACGGGACTGTTGATGGATATGCAGGACGAGATTGGTTCATCGGGTTACTACGATATACGGAAGGGCATACTGGAGGAGCGCCTCTCCAAGGACCCTGTTCTGGCCGAGCAACAGAGAAAGAAGTTTGAACAGTGGGAGGATGCAGAGCCTAAAATGAAGGGTAGCATCGAGGACTCGACGCCGTGGATGCAGGCCATTGTCAACCGCTATTCTTCTGCGCGCCTGAAGTTCTTTGTGGCAAACCGCCATATAGAACCTATGCTGATGGTTGTTTCATCCCGTGAGATGACACCACGGGCTTCAGATTCCCGAAGGATACACAATGTCCTTGAGCTGGTACGTCGAGGCCGCCACAAAATAGATGATATGCAGGGATTCCTGGTGGCCGTAATGAACATACGGACATCCCCGGAGGATATAGAGCAATACATGAGGCGCTAAACGAGTGTCACTTGACAAAGCGCGAATACATAGAGGAGACTAGATAAGGAGTTTGGAAATGGTTACACCACTAGATGCTGTGGAACAACAGCCCCAAGTAGTAGAGGTCGATGACTCTGACGATAACAATGATGTTAGCGTCGAGCAGGAGGCGCCCGCTGAAGTAGGGGACTCCCCTCCTGACGCATCGCCCCCAGTTGAAGCACCGGCACCCCCGGTTGACAGCGCTCCAAGCACCCCGGTCAGCACTATGCCCCCTCAGCAGCCAGTGATGGCTCCCGAGGAGATCAATGAGCTGTCCCGGCGTAGACAGGCTGATTCCCAGAGACAGTGGGAACAGCAGGTTATGCAGAAGGCAAAGCAGGTTGAGCGCAGGGCCCAGGAGCAGGGCGTTGACCCGCAAACCTCAAGGCAGGTTGCGCGTCAGTATGTCACACATCAGAAGGAACTGAAGGACCAGGAATCAAAGGCTATGGACCTCATAGGCTTTGTGGAGGGCAGGCAGAACGCTGCCCTCCATTTCGCTCTTCAGAACAAACTGCTTAACAAGCAGGCGCTCGAGGACATTCGGACGTTACTCAAATTTAGATCCCCACAGGAGATGGAGCTAGAGGCCAAGCGTATGTCCCAGCTCCGCTCACAGGCTGCTGAGATCTCACAGCTCAAGCAGGGTCGTGTTGCGCCACAGACCTTCGACAATAGTCAAGGCGCTGCGGAAGCGTCATCCAATGACCAGCGCCTCCTGGATGCATATAACAATGGGGATAGGTCAGATGCAGCAGTGAGAGCTGCGAGAAGATTAGCACTGGGAACATAAAGGAGGTAGGTTATGGCACAGACAGCCACAACGGGTAATCTAGAAAATGCTCAAAGAATTATTCTGGCAGCGGCCAGGTACACTGAGGAGCATAACGCTCCGGCTCTTGCTCTCATAGAGCAGTTCAAGCTGCCGAAGGGTTCAAAGCAGGTAACGGTCCCCAAGGTGGGGCAGATGACGATGAGTGACCTTGTTGATGGACAGGACATCGTTGACGAGGAAGACATTGGGATGACCACGGTAGACCTCACGGCATCCGAGGTCGGAGCCAAGGTCATTCTCACGGACAAGCTGGTTCGACAGAGTGCCGATAATGTCATGAGCATGATTGGGCGACAGCTCGGTGACGGCATGGCGCGGAAGAAGGACACAGACGTTATTGCTTTGTGGCCTAATCTCAATAGTGGAACGGTCTTTGGTGCTGATGGCGCAGCAATGAATACAGCGAATACACATGGCTGTATCTCTGGGGCCAAGGCGGGCAAGTTCGGGAACCAACTGTATCTCATTCACCATCCAAACGCAGTTGCAACACTTTCTAAGCAAGCAGCCACGACTGCTGATACAGCGGCTGCTGCTGGACTTACCAGCGGTTGGAGTGTAGACCTGCTACAGAACTTCTACAGTGGACTCAAGCCCATAAACAATGTCCCCATATTTGAGGATGGGAACATTGATAAGATATCCACCACCGCTTCTGGGTACGGCGTTATCGCTGACAAGACTGCTATGGCAGCCCTGACAAGCGTAGACACCAGGACAGAGCGAGAACGGGATGCATCGCTCAGGGCCTGGGAGGTAGTTATGACGGCCGACTATGGTGTTTTTGAACTAGACGACACCCGTGGCGCAGCAATACGGTTCGAGATTGGCGATCTTGCGACTTCATAGTCAGGAGTAAATAATGGCAGGAATTACGGAACGGAATAGGCAAAAGGATGAACTGGCTAGTGTCGGTTTTTCACTGAAGTACATCGACGAATGGCAGCCGAAGACGACCTTGTATCGTCATAAGCCCAGCTACAACGTCGATGGAGAGATGACGGCAGATGTTGGCACAGCGGTGAAGGGTGTCCCGGGGAGCCCAGACTATGTACTACGGAAGTCCAAGATAGGGCTCTTCCCGTGGCCCCCAAGCGAGGGGTGTACCTGTCGGTGGTGTGTGGCGTCTGCGCCAGTCCCCGAGGAAGCACTGAAGGGAGATGATGGCGCAGACCGCCAGACATTAACAGGAAGGAGCCCAAAGAAAATGGGCCCCTATTTCCAGACGGACAGCTAGGTGTAAAGATTGCCGTGCCTAGCGATATATAAACAACGGTGATCGCAGGACTTTGAGCCTGTAGATTAAGGAGATTTGAAATGGCATTTCCACAGACACTAACGGGAAAGTATGGGTGGGAGAAGGTGACCACTACTGCTCAAAAGCAGAAGCTGGGCACTCGTATGCAGATCGGCGATAGGGAATTTGTATATGCAAGTACAGGTGAAGCAATAACTGTAGGTAAACTAGTAATGGGTGGGGCAGGAACTGCTGCTCATCAGGTTGACTTGGCAGTATCTGCTGCCTCTGCGGGAGGTACTACCGTAACTCTGTCCGGTTCTTTATCTATTGCAAAAGACCTATACAAAGATGGATGGCTTATCTTCAACGATGTTGAAGAAGAAGGTCATATATACAGAGTCAAAAGTAACACACTAGTATCAAGTGCAACAGGGTGTGTAGTAACCATTGACGAAGAAGATGGACTTGTAACTGCAATAACAACTTCACAGCAAGTTGGGTTATATGAAAACCCATACAAAGACGTAGAGGCGCATGACGCTAATGATGTAGACCATGCTCCACTAGGTTGGACTTGCGTTGATATTGCATCAGGTTCTTATGGATGGCTTTGTGTTAAAGGATTTACATCAGCTTTGATTGATGGTACTCCAGCGGCAGGTGTTCCTTTAATAGCATCTAATGGTGTAGATGGGGCAGTAGAAGTCTATGATGAAGATGGCACGGTTAACCTTTCATTTGTAGGTTATATGGGGCCGATAGCTGGAGTTGCTGGCGAATACGGGCTCATCAAAGCAAATATAGGCTAAAGGAAATAGATGCTTCGGGATTTATGGACACCTACGGGGGCTGCTTACAAAGGGGCAGTCCCCGTGGGATACAATGTAGAAACAGGAAGCGGTATTGTGGTGCATACTGTGATGCTCAAGGCCAAGGATAAGTTCGGCAAGGAGCATAAGATGCAGGTGCAGGTACTGGCTGACAGGGATACAAGTCAGGCCCAGGTGGAGGACATGATGGGCGGTGCGGCTGAACGCTTCCTCCGGGATGTCCGGGAGAAGTATGATAAGCGTCCTGCCACGGCTGAGGAAATGAAGGAAGCGGGCAAAGCCCTTAATGACTTCCTGCAACACCGCACAAGGCGCAGGAATAGCACATCCAATAAACTCTACTTTTAAGGAATAGGAATATGGTACAGGAAAATACTGACATTAACGTGGCGATTACCACCGATGACGTTCAGGCTGTTATGCAGTCGAACCCAATGATGGCATTACAGGTACAGAACCGTGCCCTGATGCGTAAGCTGGGCGAGGCACAGGGTGAGGTTGCTAGGCTCACACAGGAGCTGGAGTATTCTCAGAACGGAAAGAATAAAAAAGGGGGATAGTTATGCCGAAGGTAGGCAAGCGACATTTCTCTTACACAACGAAGGGGCAGGCAGCAGCCAAGAAGTACGCTAAGGCTACTGGCAAGTCCATGACCAAGAAAAAGAAGAAGGGTGGGTACTGAGTTATGGTAATGATGCCACCTGGGGGGGCTCCCCCACCAAGGCCGCTAGGACCGCCACCACCTCCACCTGCTGGCCCAGGAGGGCCTGGAGGGCCAGGAGGGCCTGGGATGGACCCGGCTTTTGCTGCGGCAGTCAAGCTGATGATGCCGGCAATTGAAAGTGTTATGAGAACCCTCGGCCCAGAGGACATCCAGGGTATCCTCGGCAATGGCCAAGGGGCCAGAAGGCCAAGCCCAATGGGGCGACCCGGCCCTGGACCAACAAGGCCCCCTGGTGGGCCTGGCAGAGTGGCGCCTAGGCCCCCGGCAAGGCCAGCCCCTGCTAGGGGTAGGCCAGCCGCGGCTGCTCCTCGACCCCCCGCCAGGAGAGCAGCTCCAAGGCCGCCAGCCAGACGGCGATAAATAAGAAGAAGGGTGGTTGCTAATGGCTGCGACAAAGCGGCGTGAGCCACGCCGGCTCACCCAGGAACAGAAAGAGCGCTTGAAGGACCCTAAGTTTGTATTAGCACTCAAGGCGGTGAAGCCGCTTGTGTTGGAGGAGCGGAGAAGACAGGGCGTTAGGCGCCGCACTACTAGATAATTTATGAGGTGCCATAATGCCATCGATACAGGGAAGGACCCGTGAACAGTTACGGCAGCACATAGGCTATGCCCTCGGTGCGGTGTATGTTTCCACTACCAAATCAAGCGGCGGAACCACTGGACAGCTTCTTGATGAAACCCTAGTGCTTGGAGGTGCGGATACCCAGATAGGGAAGTGGGTACGCTTCACAAGTGGATCTAATGATGGTGATACTCGGCGTGTTACTGATTCTTCTATCACCAGTAATGTATCCACCTTAACCTTCATGCCATTAGTAGATGTAGCTACGGCAGGTGAAACCTACGAGCTGTGGGAAGGGTACAGCCCGGATGTCATTGATGAGTTCATCAACCAGAGTATCATCAGCGCTACTGGCCAGGTCTATGACCCCATCGAGAACGTGGAGCTGCACGGCGATGGGAAGCAGCTCCGCTTCGATATCCCCTCCAACATATCCATGATCTCCAAGGTGGAGTATCGGGACAAGGTGGCATCCACACGGATTCATGCCTGTGATACTACCTTTGATGAAGTCACTACTCCAACAGGTTTCACTCTGTCGCTTGACACTAAAGATAAAAAGCAAGGCACTCAATCATTAAAAATTGCATTTGCTGTTGGAGCAAGTGCCGGTGCCTTTATTGCAGATTCCATTACTGCTATCGATATCTCTGCCTATGACACCATTGAGATGTGGGTAAAAGTCACAGGGATCAGTAGCGCTCTTGTTGCAGGGAACCTCAAACTGCATCTTGATGATGGTACGGTTACGGCAGATGGCAACGACAAAGAAAGCTTGAACCTTCCTGCAATATCGCCAGACACATGGACTTTCGCCAGAATGTCTTTGGGTAATCCAGAGTCAGACACAGCTATTGCCTCTGTCGGCCTTGAGCATGATGCTGACCTTGGAGCAGATGTCACGGTATGGATAGATGACATTAGGGCAGTTGCTAATGACACGGCTGAGTGGGCAACTCTGGACAGGCGTAACTGGAAGATAGACAAGGAAGCCCGGGACCTGATTCTCATGCGGGATGGGCATCGAGCCTTGGGCTACTCACTCATCAAGCTGATTGGGGGCGATAAGCCAGCCCTCCTCACCAGTGACTCTACGGCAACGGAGATCCCAGAAGACTATATCATTGCCAGTGCAGTTGCTCAGGCATTACTGGCTGGTTCCGGGGGGCCTTCTACGGACCCTGATGCCAGGCGCCAGCTCAGTGCGTACTGGACAACACAGGCAGAGCGCTCTCGCAGGTCCTTCCCGATGCTTGTGAATGTGAGGTCCGTGGACTGATGACCAATGCTGTTGTTGAAGCGAATGAGATCTTCCTTAATGGCGTGTACTATCCCACGACGAGGCCTGTACGGTCCACCCTGGCATCCATATACCCTGCCAAGGTAGTCATAGGAGATACCACAAAGGACTCCAACCTGCGTTCCTCTGTCATAGCGTGGTCTGACTGGCGTGGAGGAATTGGTGTCAACCGCATGGAGGGGGCAGGAGAGGTCAACAGGGCGTGGTACAGCACCTGCCAGTTGCGGTATAAGAACCACCTGGTGCTTCCCGGCCTTGCGACTGCAAGTGCTGCCCCCACTCATGGCCTTACAGATGCCACGATAGGAGCTATCAATACCTATGCAGATGAGATATATGCAGCGTGGAACGGCAGCGTAAGTGAAGATGCGAAGATATATAAGTACAGCAATGATGCCAATAGCTGGAGTGAAGTTGATACTACGGCTGACCAGGTTACTGATTCCGTTGCCTTCACCGATGGGTCAGGAAACAGCTACCTTGTTTTCGCCCACTATGATTCAGGTGGCAGTAACTACACCTACTACAACGGTTCAAGCTGGGCGACCGCCAGTGCTGCTAAGGCCACCAAGTTTCTTACTACTTGGGATGAAAGGCTTTGGGGCATTAGCCATGCCGGGAAGTTATGGTATGCCACGGCTATCGACACAGAGGTAGACGATGCACAGCTTCCTACCCCTGCGGGGTCAGTGACAGCTTTATTCGTGGCTCGTAATGCCATTGGTGTGCCTATCATCTATGCTGCTACCACGCAAGGGCTATTTGCTCACAATGTGGCCAACGCCATGTGGGAAGCAACGCAGATGGACTTCCCGGTGCATCCAGACAACGGGAAGGGAACGGTGAGGTGGCGTGATTCGGTATATATCAGCAGTGGAAACGGCATCTATAAGTACATCAATGGGAACAATGCCGCTGTCATAACTATCATGGGGCCTGACAGGGATGATGGCCTGCCGTCAGACAGGCGTGGTGCTATCAGGCATATGGCAGGCTCTCACAACGAGCTTCTTGTTGGCATTGATGCCCGAGCCGCTCCCGCCAGTATCTCTTCAACATCGTTTTCCTACCAATGGATAAGCCATCATGGGGCGACAGTCATAGAGCCGACCACTGGCTTCAGCAGCATTTTAGGATATAACGACATGGGATGGGAAGTGAAGTGGCAATCTGGCGCATCAGGTATAGGCTTTGATGCTATCCATGTTTCAGATGCCTACGATGAGTACCGGGTATGGTGGGGCCACAATGCCGCTGTGTATTTCATGGACTTGCCCAAGGACATCATCAACCCGTCTGAGGTGGGAGACTTCTCCTATGCCACCTCGGGCACACATGAAACCCCGTGGTTCAATGCGGGGCAGAGTGAAGTGGAGAAGCTCGCACTAAAGCTACGCATTGAAGCACAGGACCTCTCTGCTAACGAAACTGTCAAAGTTGAGTATGCAGTCAATTACGATGACGGCACATTATACCAAATGGAAGATGTGCCCATAACCTCCACTGCGATGGGCGGCACTGCGGGAACCTACACCCATACTTTCGGAAGCAAGGCAGGTACTGCGTTCAGGGCTATCAAGTTTAAGGTTACCCTCAGCCGGGAGGACGCTACCACTACGGGCCTTGAAAAGCTGAATACCCCGGACGTAGTATCTCTGACACTGGAATACCGCAAGAAGATTGAGGCTAAGTGGGGCCATACGGTGGATATCGACTTAACCAATGAATACCGGGGTAATGTGCCGCAGGACCTGAGGGCAAACCTTGTGTCTGCCATTGAGAGTACAACCCTGGTAGAGTTCACTTTCCGGGATGATGGTGGTGGCACCAGGAATTACTATGTGGATGTCATAGCAGCTCAGGGCATGGAATTTACAGGGCATGATGAAAGAGGATCCACAACCATAACGGTAGTGGAGCCATAGGAGAAAGAATGCGAGTAGATACAGGCGTAATAACTGTTTCATCTGCGGGCACAGGGGTGCAGGCCAGCAACGTGACCAACCGTGTCAAGTACATCAAGTTCAAGGCGCTCGCCGGTAACTCGGGGCTGGCCTATGTGGGCATCAGCGATGTGGCCTCAACGACAGGGTACGAGCTGAGTGCGGGTAACGAGATAGACATGAACTTCGGTGAGTTTGGGGGCAGTGTCCCGGCTAATGTTTTCTATGCAGACGCAGCGACCAATGGGGACAAGGTGTGCTGGGTGATGATACTGGAAGGATAATGACAACACAGGCACCACAGACACAGATCCCACCAGACTGGCCAGGCTCTATTCCTGAGTACGTTGCCTATCGGACGTTCATTGAACTCGGGCGCCAGCCGGGAGAGGACTTCACATACCAGTCTCCCCTTCTTGGTGGGCGCATGGACAAGGGCGGGGTTGTGCTTGACTTCCTGTTCACCAACCCACCCGATTTGGCGGTAAATGTCCAGGGTGTATACTATCACTATGAATTTGGCGTTGAGGCCAAGGCCAGGGACATCATGGCAAGAGCCAGTATGGCAGGGCAGAACCTCACGTTGATATTTATAGATGATGATGACCTTATGAAAGACCCTACATACTACTGCCGAGAGGCGCTGAACTATAGAGATCACTCCAGGTTAGGAGGAGGATAACATGGCTATCACTGATGTGAACTTATCAGGATATGTGCGAGCTGATGATGGCGATGCTGTAAGCGGCATTACCATATCGCTACTACACGCATCTACTGATGCTGGAGAAATTGATGGGGGTGCGGAAACCACCGTGGAGACTAGTGGCACCGGGTACTGGTCATTCACAGAGACATCTCTGGACTCTAACTACGACATAAAGATTACGAGTGAGGGTGGCGGGCAGATCAGGTACATACCTTGGGTAGACGAGATAACACTGAAGACTGTTGATACCTCAGTGATGAAGGTGCGGGGTGCTTCAAACACTGCGGCTGCGCCTATCTATCTCTTTGCAGATCTGGCAACGGATGCCGGAGATGCGTGGAGAATACAGGCCACGGACTCAGACACTCTTGCCATAGGCTCTGACAAGGCCAGTGCCGGGACCATCATAGACTACATCACCATCACTAATGGCGCCAATGCGGCAGCTTCCAACACAACCATTCTTGGTCAACTGACCATCGGCGTTGATGATACCGGGGCTGACGTGAAGTTCTTTGGAGCCACATCGGGGAGTTTTCTGTTGTGGGATGAGTCCGATGATGCTTTAGAACTAACGGACTCAAGCCCCATTAAAATCGGTGATGGTGGGGATATGACTATCTACCACGATGGGAGCCACTCATACATTACCAATGCTACAGGAGCATTAAAGTTAGCTACTGAGACAAGTGGTATCGCTGTCACAATAGGTCATGCCACATCTGAGGTCACCATTGCAGACAACCTTACGGTAACAGGAACGCTTACACTTGGGTCTGGTGCAGAATTGGCCGAGGCAGAGCTGGAGCTGCTTGACGGCATCACCGCAGGCACAGCGATTGCTTCTAAGGTAGTTACTACGGATGCAAACATAGATACGTCAGGACAAAGAAACCTTACGATCACTGGTGAATTAGACGCAGCAACGCTAGACCTATCGTCATCTGCGGACATAGCAGGAGACTTAGTTCTGTCTGGTGGTGCTGACGGGGCATTGCAGTTCACCAACGCTGGTGAGAACTCGATTAAGATACCAGACAATCAAGCCAGTGCGCTTATCATAGAAGAAGCAAATAACGCATACATAACATTCGTTACGACCAATAGCTCTGAGGCTATCACAGTAGCTAAGGCCACGACGTTTTCCGTTGCTGCAACTCTAGCGACTGGGTCTACTATTGGCAACCTTACACTAGCGAATGGTAGCATCACGGACTCTGGTGGTGCATTAGACTTTGGCAATGAAACCTTAACAACCACAGGTGCGGTAGACTTTGGTGCTGCCACAGTTGACAGCCTATCTGTATCAGACGCAAATATCACCAACGTAGGAGATATAGCCCTCGACAGCATTAGCGCGGACGGGACTGATATCAATGTAGCTGTCAGCGATAACTCAGCAACAGCCCTGACAATCAAGCAGGGGTCTGATGCCTACCTGATTGTTGATACGGCCAACAGTAGCGAGTCAGTGAGTATAGGTACGGGCATCTCAGGTACTGCTATCACGTTGGGGCACAGCACATCAGAAACAACCGTGGCCGACAACCTGACGGTTACTGGAACTGTGACGGTAGGGTCTGATGGTAGCGGCACTGATGTCATCTTCTATTCTGGTACATCAGGAGACAATGTCACATGGGATGCATCAGAAGAAGTTCTCCAGATAACAGGCACTAACGGGGCTACTAGCCTAGATGTTCTGGATGGCGATGTTCGTATCGTGGACAAGCTCTACTTCTATGATAGAGGCGGGGAGTATATGTCCTCGGATGGGTCTACTCTTGCGATTGTGGGCAACACATCTATTGCTGGTGATGTAACAATCACAGGCACGACTCCTCTTCTGACCATCGGTGACAACGCAGACGAGGATACAGGCTTAATCTTTGCAGGACATGATGGTAGTTCAAATGTGAATTACCATATGGGATTTGATGCAGGAACTAATAATTTAGTAATAGGTACTGGCAGTACGTTTGGTAGTGACCGCGGTATCTCACTAGACACCAGTGGCAATATGGTATTGGGTGACCAGCTTGCGCCAGTGGATTACATCCATGTTTATGTAAGAGATGGCTGGACGAGTGGAGGGAGCGGTGGTATCGCAGCACAGTTTGCCATTGGCGGTGATGTGACTACCCATGCGAATGACACAAACTACGCAGCCCATTTTATTGCCGGTAGCAATGTGGGGGCAACTATCACTACTGGTGGGAATGTAACCGCTGGCAGCAGTGCGGTGCTTGCAACCATGTACCTGACAGAGCCAAATATATCAACTGGCCATACAGTAGACCATTCTGCGACTCTTTATATTCAGGGGCAGGCAACAGAAGCTACTCTTGACTACTCTCTCTGGGTGGACGAGGGCGTAGTCAGGATGGATGGTGCTGTCTCACTGGGCACTGACCACGGTAGTGATGGGGAGCAGCTTACTTCTGGTGGGGCGGGTGCAGCCTGTGACTGGACGGCTGCGAGTTCTCTCAGGGAATATAAGAACGTAGGCGAACAGGCAAGCCCACAGGCAGCCCTTGAGGCCATGCTGAACACACCTGCCTATCACTTCCATTACAAGGAGAAGAAAGGCACTGGTGATACTAATACAGAATACGTTGGCGTGATGGCTGATGATGCGCCGTGGGCAATGCACTACAAGGGAACGATTGTGAACCCTGTTAACAGCCTTGGGTACACAGTGCTGTCGGTGCAGGCACTGAATAACAAGATAGAAAAACTGGAACGGGAACTGGAAGCATTGCGCTCATAATAGAGGTGGTCCGTGTTTGCGATGATGAGGATATGGCTGACAAACAAGCCCCTGTTCTGGGCACTCTCTGCCCTCGCACGAGCTGCGGGTGAAGTGTCTGGGCGGGTGCCACCAGAGGAGAGGCAGCGAATCAACGTGATATTCTGGTCCCAGTATGACAGCAGGTGGCAACGATGATAGGTAAACTCAGACCGCAAATCATGGCGAGTATCCTTGCAGGTACTATTGTGGCCTGTGCGGCTCTCTTTATCGGCTACTGGATGGGTGCGGTGGAGGTGGTGACGGCCACGATTGGCTCAGTATTTGGATTCCTGGCGGGAGTTAGTTTCAAGATCCTGGAGAGTGAGTGATGTGGATAGCTGAACTCTGGATTAGTGCCTTCATTGCCCTCCAGTTCGGTTGGTGGAGTTTCCTCCGCTCGCCCCTCGTGGCCTACCACAAGGCACGATACTACCGTGACAAAGTCCTAGACACAGTGGCCTATGCCCAGCAAGAGTCTGCTAAATGGCGGGCATTGTTCACAACCTTGAAATTACCTTACTCGGCCTTGAGGATGATGGGCGTGTCTCCGAATATGGCGGTCTCTATGTTGATCGCCGGGAGTGCGGTTGGTGGTACTGTAGTCGCAGCAGAGGTGATGGAGGGTAGGTCATTTTCTGCTGGGGATTCCGGCACATATTTAGCGCCTCTCGATGTTCCGACGGAATACCATGATGGTGACAATACTCTCAGGATTGACCTTGGGACCACACCCGTCAGAGAAATTTTGATTGAGAATGTGTCTGTTGGTACGGCGTTCACGGGTTCTGCGTTACCGAGTGGTGAGGCCAATGTGGTACAGGTGGGTGGTGTGGCAGCATCCTCTGGTTTCAATGCAACACGCCTAGAGGTGGGGACGTTAATCTTTGAGAACTCACGCTGTAAGAAATTGACCTTGATAGACATCCAAGCCCACACGCTGATAGTCATCGGAAACGCCAGTGACGGCCAAAGTTTGAGTCCGTCCCCAGGCACAAGTCGCATGAGGGCCATTGGTGGAGGTCACTACCAAGCCGATTCAATGGTTACGTCTGGTGGTACCTACGACCGCATCTGGATTCAAGCGCCCACTTCAGGAGTAAATGGAAAAGTTGGGACGTTGACGCTCAGAAATTTGTTCACAAAGGGTGGCGAATGTCACCTCAGCAAAATGAATGTGGGAACCGTGAAAATTTTGCTCAATCAGGTCGGAATGGGGAATGGATTTTCCACCAAAGAGTTCGCCATCGCAACATCTGTAACCGCCGCCAACATGACCATTGAGGATAATGTTGAAGTATCCATATCGGAGCCGGCGACGCAGTAACCATGTGGCCCTTCAAGCATAAGTGGAAGCCCCGGAACAGCCCCGTGACCCAACATGAGTTCAATTCCGCTGGTGCATGGGAGTTGTGGCAAGGGCTGATGGATGTACGGGAGAG